GATCTATAAGTTACCCCGTCATCAACAAATTGAAGATTTTGGTTCCTAACGATTTGTTCTTTGTTACAGATTAGCATCAAAAAAAGTCATCATTTTCCTCCTTGTCATCGCTATCACCTCTGGATCAATCGTGTTACTATTGTCAATTTACTTGACAATTACTTTTTCGAAATAAGTCATTGAACATATTGTGTAAACATTCTATTTTTCTACCGGAAGATTATGAAATAAGACAAGTCGGTTTCTGTAGCAATATTGTTTACTTTCTATTTAGATCAAGTGATAAGAAAGTCACTATACCACACAGGGGGTCGATCAAGATGACAACATTCAATTACTTAGGTTCTAACAAATATAACGTACCTAACTTATATAACTTATTATAACGTTGCACTTTTCCAGTTAACACATAGTTAGTTTATTCTAATTATAACTTATTAAATTAGATACGAATGATTAGCACACCCGCGCGTTAATTTATACGCTTTTTTAACGACTCTTACACACATGACCATAATTTATCCTAGCACTAAACTAATTAAACTATTTACACAACAGCTTGACGAATTTATATAGGCTGCGACATTTCATCACCATTCCAAGTAGTTTTTTTCAAACGTACATTACGAATACCGAATAGCACTTCTGGTCAGGCTTAGTGTTCCTGTCATCGGCCTTCCTAAACCACCAATCATAGTCGCTCTCTATCAGTTCTGCAGTAACACCATTGTACGCCCCTTTAGCACCTTGCGAAGATTCGTGCGTTACCTGCCATGTTACAATAGTACTAACCAATTCTTTCTGGAGCGTCGTAGGGAGCAGGACCTTCCACTCATTCGGGACGAATAATTTCAAGGCCATGATGAAAGTGCTTGGTGTTCTCACTATCAATGGTCCAGGCACGCAGTCAAGACACTCTATATAAAAAAGTTTGAAATATTTCGGTGAAATACTCGACTGATAAATGGAACAATTATTTATTGAATGAACACAAAAATAACAACGCCATTATACGTTCGTAAAATACAATAGCGCACTGGAAAATGATACATCCAGGTCAGCGCAACGCTCTGTTATTGTTATGATAACCTATCTAACTTCCGAGAATTAGTTTGTTTTTGCTTACGATTAATTCTTCAAGACTCAGTGCGTCATTCGTTCGTAAGAAACTAACGTTATCTAGTAGTTTATCGCATTAAGTACAATTAATAATATGTCTCAAGAAAAAGATATGGAACCGCTTGCTGAACAATTTCATGAAGCAAAATTACTACGTTCCTTAGATTTCGAGATCGCAAACTTTACTGGTAGCAACAGTCTTAAATCTTATACAATTAGTATGAAAATCTACGACGATCCAACCAGGAGAGTTTGGAATGTAGAAATTTATAAATTTGTGCTTGATAAAAGATAACAACTCGTTACTCAACACAATCCATCAATAAATTTATTTTTAAATAAAGAGTAAATTACTGAAAAAAAAAAAAAATCACACAGGGTCTTTATTGGGATCATTGCGCAAAAAATGAATAACGTTGGCTGCGCTTACTCTGATGCGCATCGAAAGATATGATACAAATGCACAAGGTAATTCCGTGTTTACTCTTTACTTTGATTTTACAAGAAATTCCTACACTTTTTCCTATAATTTCGTGAGAATCGTAAAATATAAAATCAGACGTTTGGCACGCATCTCCAAATTCATTTACATATTTTTTTAATAAGATCTAAACGTGTTTTGTTAAGAAAAAAATCAAGAACGACTACGTTAGCTTATAATCTTTCACGATAATAAATCCTCAAAAGGATTCCTCTTCATTATCTTGATTACTTATTCGGCGTAATACGTTGCTTGTTTTTAAGTCCTGATGGATTTTCCAAGAACTAACCACTTATTGGATCAAACATTCGAAACCCAAATTCCTTAATAGATTACATATGACTATTCGGCGACAGTACTTTGCTTGATTGCAAGTTAGCTACCTAAAAGTTCTCAATTTGACCATTTACAATAGGCTTAAAAGTCAACCCAACCAAATTTTATATCAGTAATTGTTCAAATATATTACTTATAACTGTTGGCGGCGTTACTGAAAACACCTCTAGTCTCTGCCTATCAAACTTGTATGAACTGGCAACACTGTACGCTCTAAAAGCATGTTGCGGCAAATGCCTTATCACTTGACCAAAGTCGTTAGGTCGCGTTTGTTGACCAGTCTAAGGTTAACGTTCACTTTCTGCAAATTCGCGTTAATTTTAAGTGAACTTTTCGGAAAATTCAAACTGTTTCAAATGCAGAGGTTGACGTAAAGTTGACGTAAACCATTGAACATCAACTTAGTTGATAGCCAACCCGTGCTAACTGGGTATTCTTATTCCTGTTGGTTATGTGGCAGTCGGTATTAAACGCTTAGCGCCATCTGTAGTTCGGAATTTGATCACTAACCAATCGGTTATTGTGAGAATTGGCTACGCCCTGACTACGTGGTATGAACATAAAGCAACGGTATATTATCAGCACTCAACAGGTTAAAATTCAAGAATTTCTAACTACTTTACGTCTAGAAATAACTTGATAATTTTCTTCAACAAGCATAATCGTTATTAAAGTACATGGTAGGAGTTAGTCACCATTATCACAATTCATGTCAGCGTATCGATGTGATCATAATTTTAGGTATACAAATTCTAAGGACGTTCTTAGCTCCATTTATGAGTCTAGTCTAGACTTTGACATTGCCATAACCGTCAGACGCATTAATCTTTTAAAAGGTGACAGCAGACACACTTGAAAGTCATACCAAAGTCGGGGGTAGGACAAACCATCGATATAAATGTGGAGATATATAAAAGGCCCGGAGGACCATCTAGCTATCATTATTCGCTTCAAGGCTGGCTTAATCGGTCAGGTTCACGTTCTTAAGATTTAAAAAAGTTTAAAAATGAGGGTACTCACAGTGATTTTTCTAGTATTTATAATAGCTTCTGCTATTGTCACTACTAGTGGAGAGTCAGAGAAACCGGTGGAGTGTTTAAAACTGAAGAGCAATGTGAGTATAAGCTACCGACATATCTAATTAAGTTTAAGCCAACTCCTCCCTTCAAGCTCATTTTTGATTCATAATTATCAACAAACAAAGCATATTGCACACCTTATAGCTCGAGAGCGTTTGAGGCAGTCCTTTATTTTCAACATGTTAAGGCCACTCAATTTTCTGGTTTTAAAATTTCTCTAACACAATCATATTGCACTTAAAGGCCCCAATATGTCCACTTTTATCAAGATAAAGTCATTAAAATTTTTATTGTATTTTCCGTTTCTGTGTCAGCTATGGACAATAAATTTTGTTTTTTCATTTTAAAAGTCTGCAGAACAACTTAATTTCCATTTAAAAATAATGTATGTGCTATAAGGCATTTTACATTTTAAATTTTAATATTAATAAGGCATTTTATTATATTAATAAGGAATTTTAATTTAATAAGGCATTACATTTTACATTTTAAATTTTATTTTCAGTGTGATCTCCGATCGAACTCGTGCTGTCAAGAAAGTGAAATTGGAAATAGTAGCTCACTAGTTAAAAAGATACACTGTGATTACCTGGGAAAGAGAGTTTGCCTTGAAGCAGATCAAATTTATCGCTACGATGATGTAATCCTGATAAAGACATATAAAGATGACCCTGATTTAAATTTTTACTATAATAAATACGTAAACTTCTTATTAAAAATTGAAGAGCGTCTAGTTTTGAAACCTTTTATGGACAGAATGTACGCATCACCGTTTCCGAGAAGAAATAATGGATATGGCAAGATGTAATTAACCATATTTAGATAATTAACATTATCACGAGCTTATAGTTTAAAAACATAGTAGGTAATCGACATTCTTACTATTTTTTGTCAGCATATGTAAAAGTGTAATATAAATTAATTGGTAACATTGAAGACTCCCGTTGAATAAAACAACATTTTATATAAAATTGTGTCATACTTATTTGCAAATCCCTAAGTTCATCTCATACACGGAAAAAAATAAACTGTTGCTGCAACAGGAGGCAGTCATGTTGCAGCAACAGGAGGCAGTCATGTTGCAGCAACAGGAAAAAACACTGTTGCAGTCACAGCATTATCCTGTGGCTGCAACATGGCTGCCTCTTGTTGCAGCGACAGGAAAAAATCCTGTTACAGCAACAGGATTTTCCTGTAGCTGCAACATGAGGCAGCCATGTTGCAGCAACAGGATAAAGTCCTGTTGTAGCAACAGGATTACTACTGTTGTGGTGACTTAATAATAAAATATAGTTGGATCATTCCATGTCAAATTGACCTACAGTTGGAATTGACCCCTTTTGATATGGATAAATTTTGTTCAGAAATTTTCTTTTATCATATAACGAATTTCTGCCAGAGGAAAAAAAATTAAAAAATTTCATTCAAAAGATATGCAAACTCAAAATTTTGCTATTTTTTCAGTTTTTCAATTTTGTTTTTGGAATATCGCGAACGCTATTATAGATACAGGAATAGCCTTTCGTTTGTTTGAAAGAGGATACTTGGGGCTATCGAAAAAAAATATTTTGAAAAATGCCAAATTTGTCTAATCTTAAATTTTTGAAAATCGTCAAAAATGTCGATTGACATTAAAATTTTGGCTCAATTTTTATTTTATTTAGTACCTTGTACTGATCTTAATAGACTCTGAAATTTTGAGAACTTTTTTTTTTAATATGAATTTTTGAATTAAAAAAAAAATTTTTTTCTTGTTTTTTGCAACTTTTAAATAAGGTAAAGTTGTGCAGATACATATTATTGTAATTTTGAGCATTAAAAAATTAAATGTACGACGTGGAAATATTAAATAATAAAATAATTTTAACTTTTTTTTATTTTTTTGAAGTAATCTTAAAGTCAGGCTTAACGCATGATATAATTTTTTATTTTTTTTAACGCATGATATATTTTATCCGTTTCTTCACTTCAATAACAGTTTTTAACGTCAAATAACTCAAACAAATATAAATTTCCAATAAAAATCAGAAATAATCAGAAGTTCATTATATGATAAAAGAAAATTTCTGACCAAAATTTATCCATATCAAAAGGGGTCAATTCCAACTGTAGGTCAATTTGACATGGAATGACCCAACTATATTTTATTATTAAGTCGCAACAACAGTAGTAATCCTGTTGCTGCAACAGGATTTTCTTCTGTTGCTGCAACATGACTGCCTCCTGTTGCAGCAACAGTTAATTTTTTTCCGTGTAGTAAGCTTCTGAGTTAAGGTAATATCGATTATCAGACTATCATATGGCATGTGTGCACGCTTGTTTAGTTATACGCACTTAAGCTTCTAATTCAACAAAGCGGTAAGGGGCTATTCATAAATTACGTAAGCATAATTTGGAGCATTTTATAACCCCCCCCCCCCCATGATAAGCATTAGTAAAATTTTCAACTGATACATCCACCCCCCTCTGAAATCTTACGTAAGATATACATCAATTTTGGGCTTTCAATAAGTTAAAAAATATTTTTAATTTTTTACAAATACCATTGAAACGTAATAGATTTAATAAGAACGCTATGGAATGCGTCACTTCTTATTTAGAGAATTTATCTATTAATAAATTAAATCTTAGATTCTAATCATTCAGGGTACGTTTCAAAATGTGAGTTCTGTCTGGCTCCAGAGACTCGGTTACTTATAAAATCAAAGAATAAATACCTCGAACTGACCGTACAAACTAATAAAACCAACACCAATACTTATGGATAGCTTAATTAGGACTTCGAGTAGGTGTTGCTTCTCCTGGTGAATTGGAACACGTGGCCTCTGGTACATGTTCTGGTGAATCCACCTCAAACCGCGTACTAGGAGTGGGATGTAATGGCTAGATGCAAATAACTGATTGACTTATTCGTTGGATAATTTATTTATTAACTATTAAATAAATTATTTTAACCACTGATGCCTAACTTGGCAACATTCACACACGAACTGGAGCTAATTAGTAATATTAGGTGCTTCGAATATTACTAATAATATATCAAACTGTTCTGACTGAACAGTCAAAGTGAATCAAACTATTTATTACAAAATAGGTAAAAACGGATTAATTAAACTTGACGGACCAGGTTGAATTTTTCAAATTACAACCAACTGGGTAAGATTCAACCTTACAAACCCCAATTAAATTATTCAAACTATTCCAACTGAATAGGATTCAATTAGTTTAATTTTTACTATGTGCATCAACTAGCATTTTTTAACTGAAATAAAAGATTCTGACACTCATGTCAACTTCGCTCTTTCCGCCTCGTTTTAACAACTTATAACCAAACAAAACTGTGTGTGACATTATCGATGCAATTGAACTATCGATCGAGAATCATAGTAGAAAAGTAATTTAAGTTACCGACTACTAAAATAATTTAAAAATTTTGCTTACGTAAGATTTGTCTACTAGCGCCCTCCCCCCTAAGTAAGCATACATAGAGATTCATCTTGATCCCCCCCCCCTAATGAGCGCTTACGTAATTTATGAACAGCCCCTTATTGATACTTGATTTCCTTTGTTGTTAAAAATCACTTTAAACAATAAAGGTTAATAATAAACAATAAAAAAAATCAACAATAGAATAAAAAAAAACTGCTTCTGAGAAGGTTCATTCAATTTCATGAAATCCTATTGTATAGTATATTATATACCTAGGGCAATAAAGTAAGAAATGTCTCAGATCACATGTAATTGTTTACTGAGGCGAAGCCGAGGTCAACAAACATGTGGTCTGAGGCTTTCTTATTTACTGTCCAAGATTTGTATGCGATTTTTCTTCTTTAAATTCAAATGAATTAGATAAAGTTGACCAAATATTGTATGTAATTTGGACCAGTGAGCAGCATACAGGACTGATGACCAGAAGGACCAGTGTTCGAATCCTGCAGATAACCAAACATTGCCTCTTGTCACATAACGGCTACCTTCGCATTTTGACTAAACTATTATATACTTTTAAAAATAAACTATTATATACTTTTATACAATAGATGAGAAAAAGTTTTGAAAGATTATCCTAAAAAATTATGAAATTTCTTTCAATTAGTTTAATAAATTAATCTATCGATACACAATCTAGAAAATTGCCGTGCAGTACAAATTAATTTTTTGAATTCATTTTATTGAGAAATACTCTGTTAGTTTATATGAACAGTTAAAGTTTTTCGCCAGTAAAAAGTTATATATAAATCAAACAGTTTCGCTGGCTTTTAGAATAAAAAAAAAATGTAAACTTATTGTCTTCTTTAAGTAATCCGGAAAAAAAAGAACAGAAAAATTTGATGCTGAAATATACAGACTACAGTCCAGACTTTTCTAATGTGGTCTGGGCTTTATAAAATTGTTTTCACGAACGCTTTCCAGTAAATTGTGTTATTGCTGAATCATTGCCAAGATTTAATGTAATGAGAGTCAAGAACGCATTAAATTCGCTTAGAAACGATATGTAAAAATACTATGGTTGGCCGGAAGCCAAAGATGAAAACAATTTCATCGTTCACTTTTTACTGCTCTTCAAGACTCTTTTGAGGTGACTTATAGAAATAAATAGTAATTGAACATGATCATTTCCGCGTCCTTTTTAACTCTTCGCTATGAAAATATATGATTTTTGAAAATTTTGAAAGTTATTGGTTTCTAATCTAATCAGTTTTAAAAATCTAATCAGCTGTCAACCTAAAAAAAACAACATTTATTGCCGCAAACCACATCAAAATTAGTTTATTTATTTAAGAGACATCATTGTCAGAAAATTGTGGTTTTTTAATATATTATTTTTTATTTCTTCATAAGATTGGATTCATATCGACATTTTTATTAAAGCTCTTTTGACTGAGCTTAATGCCACCAAGTACATCACAATCGATTGATTTTTCCAAAAGTTATTGCAGTTCAAATATTTTCAAACGCGTGTTTAACTGAATATAAACTAAATTTATGAGCTTGAAAGTGTATAACAATTTTATTTTGAAGCCTGAAGAGCTTAAGAACGTCGTACTCATTGAAATATAAAGATTTTAGCATATGAAAGTAGCGATAAGTAGCAGGGATGATTTATCTCAAAGGTAATCCTCTTTTCTGTCAGACGTCACCAATCACCACACACCACAATTTCTGTTTTATTAATAAACACCGTCTCATTCAGCTATTAACCGACTGACCTTGTTATGATTTTGAATAACGATCAAATTGCGGCTCGGGAACGAATTAAGTGTGAATATTGCGGTAATTAGTTTGATATTTGTATAGCTTATTAAATATTGAACAAAGATACTGAACAAAATCCAGTCCATAAGTCTCTAGGTAAATTTCTTTTTAATCACCTACAAACCGCCATTTTGCAAAAAACAACTGCAGCAGCACCTCTAAAAACATCATTTTTCACAAAAACTAAGTCAGAAGTGTACTTTACATCGTCGTTCACCAAGAACCGCATTCAAACCATTATGACATCGAAGCAATCAGTAGTCGTCGAGCAAACAGCAAGCTTATCTCATTGCTAACGCGTTTTGTTCTAGCGACACGCTATTAATAGCGTAACAAGATAATGAGACTTGCTCACCCCGATATTTTTCCGTTAGCACCGCAATACTTGTATAAGCTCCAAATATTATCACCAACAAGATTGCTTATTTTTGTTTTCCTCATCGATATGTGTGTAATTCGAATCAGTATTCATACCATCAATTGCGTGCAAGAGCCATATCACGTAGGGACACTGATAAGCACTGAACATGAAGCGCCAGCGTGAACACGAATGTTATGAGCAATAAAATTTAATAGACTTTTTATTGGGACTCTATAGGAACTCTTTAGATACTGACGGTCATGATGTCAACTTCATCCGGGAGCAAAATGCCTAATCAAAGTTTAATTGAAATTAACAAGATAAACAAAGTTTATTTACTTTGTACTCCACTATCATGCAACACTCCGTCGTATTATTCAATCTCTTAGAATGTGAAGGTTACTACAAATAAGATTGCTTAGACGCTGCCAATGACTATTAACACGTAACTACTATCACCTAGTATTTATAGGTGATACACAATAACATTGAGTCTCTCTATTGATTTCTTTTAGACTATTTATAGTTCCGATAATACTGTAATAAAAGTGTAACTAATCTAACTCAACAAATAACGAGCCTATAACCGACAACAAGACAGCGATAGTAAATATGTGACGTCAATCTAAAACATAACGCCGAAAAGGTGCGCAGTAAGGTTAGGTGAACGAACTCATCGATTTGGACGGTAGCTGGAGGTTAAGGGTTCGATTGTTACGACTGACACCTGTGAGAACCACAAGCTGGCCATTCTATGGTTCGTCATATGTTTATATTATTACATGCGAGCCAACGTCGCATTTTTATTTCTAATGGAGAGAAATAGCCATGCGCTACGAACAACAACATCGTAAACTCTCAAGGGCATACCGAACCGTTTCGGACCCTCCCTGCTCATAACTATGCGATAAAACAAAATACCTAATTAATTAATTCAATGACATTGATATTGAGTAAGGCGCCAGTTTATGAATGAAAGATAGACATAATAATTGTTTTACAAAATAGGTCGTTAGATTGATAACACTTAGGGTCCGGTTACGATAACTAAAATACGTGACGCAGAATAAACAATTATTTACGATTATATAACCCGGACAATCTGAAGCTCGATTGCCATTACATAAACTGTTTTCTAAATTGACGGTCGTAGCTATTTTTTAAAATTGACATGCCTATTGAAGTGTAAGTGCAATTTACATCGACTAGTAAGTGGTTTCCGGAATCTCCAAAAGACTTATTACAGTGTTGTTACAGAGTTGACGTCGAACCTGATGAGCAAAAAAGAGGCGGCTTCTGCTGTTCACCAAATTCATTGCAGTGTCAAAGGACTACTCTAATCTTGATCATTGTCACTTTCATGTTTTTTTTTATCCTAGGCTGTGGATACATCAGTCTCCTTTTTGCGCATCACATCATCTCATATTTTCTTAATTTTGTTATCGTGTCATCAAAATTAATCAGTGGTTCATCATAATATGGTATAAACATTCTAATGTCAGTGTCCATCATTGTACTTTGCTAACTATCTTCTACTGTATTCAACTATATAAGAAACCTAAGCACTACGTGTGTTTACCGCTTGTAAACAAAGCGTAGATAAAAATTGTATAATAGTATTGTCAAACACCATAACTTACGTATAAAGTATACAACTTCTACAAGTGCGTCAAACGTTGCCCTAAGCACGTTCAACACGGCAGTCTGCCCAGAATTTCGTACAACATGTTCGTCTACTAGGTTCCTCACAGTAAAAAAATGGAAAATAACTACGCTACTATTACCCATGTAGAATTGGAACGTGATATTCATATTCCCTTGGAATGGCCAATTCGAGGGATTGAAAGTACCCTGCTTTCTTTAGCACAAAAGATGATAATGGAATCGAATACTGAGAAGTGCTTTCTGGAGGTCCAGAACATTCCTACAAAACTTGTACGACATCCAACTCGAACTGGCTTTGTCAATATTTTTCAAAAAGTGTCCCATAAGTAAGATATTATTCTTGACGATAGTCGTAATTGTTAATGATAATCAGGAAGAGAAAATAACTTTGTTTGTTTTCCATTTCAGAGAGATCGAAGACGCTTTCCGTTGTGACGTCGCATCGCCCAAGGATGACCGCTCTGTTAAGATAGACATTGCATGCGGAAGCCAAAGCATCAGTAAATTGTCGGTAGCTAACGCTAAAAGGACGTGACCTAAAACTCAGACATCGTATGTTGGTGTAATGCCTCCAGGCTATAAGTAAGTAATTATTTCACCATTGATCTCATATAAGACGTCAAACAAACATCGACTGGTTAGTTTGCAACAATCTTTTCTACCCTCCGACCGGAAAGTGGCAACACTGCGGTAAACGAAATTGCCACATTCCGGCTACGTCGGGCAGAAAAATAGTATACACACCTTGGCCAGTAAAAAGTAAACCCTCAGACCACATGTTTGTCAACCTCGACTTCACCTCGGCCAACAATCACATGTGATCTGAGACTTTTTTTATTTTACTGGCCTAGGTATGTGATATACTATTTAGCCATAGAATCTTCCTCCA